GGCTAGAGTGGAGGTCGCAGTTGCTCTCGAACCTGCAATAGGACTCTCCCTTCCCCTCATGTAGTCCCCTACGCCAGTTACCTTCTCCACATAACCAAAGAGCTGCATCTCCTCCTGAACTAGGGAGGGATAGATATCTGCGGCCGCAAAGGGCAGGAAGTCCTTCTGCGGATCATCTACGAAGAACGTCCTTCCTGTGTATATGCGAGGGATCCTCTCTATCCCTGAGTTCTTCTTAGCAATAAACATCCTAGTGTTAGCCAATGTCGCGTTGTCATCCCTTAGCCTATGCATCATAGTAATCTCTTCCTGCATAGACTCTACCATCTCTGCCGTTCCCCTACCATAGAGAGAATTAGCTTGGGGATACAGAGGAATGATAGTGAATGGCCGTCTCTGATGAAAATACCAGTTTAGACGAAGCTGAATGAACGTCATACTATAAGGCTCGTACAGGCCTACGAGCTTCGTTGACTGCCCATTATTTCTATCCACATCAAAGTCAAACCAGCACTCAAAAAGTTCATACTCATGCAAGAAATTAATGCTAACTTTCTGTTCATCCATCCTAGATTGCTCAATCTCAGTCTTATGATTCTGAAAATAGTTCTGAATATCGTTAATATTAGCGACTTTGCCCGAAAACTGCATCTCTTGAAGCTGTTCCCAAGTCAATCTCACTCTATGAAACACAATAGGAGCAGATTCTATACTTCTTGCCTGCTCCGGAATGATAAAATCACCTAATGGACACCAATAAGGCTTAGGACCATCGAAGACGGTAGCTTCCCTGTCCAGAATTGTCTTCCCGTCGAGTCCATATTCCTTTATGATGCGAATTTCTTTATCATAAACAGTCTTAAAGACACAAGTTCCGTTATTTACTAGCTCTAGAAATGCATACTTGCCCTCTTCTCTGAACTTTGCAACTCTCTTTAAGTAAAAATCTATCCAATCTTGCATTGGCTTAGTCCTTTCCATGAACTCTCTACGGAAAGCTTGAGCCACAAAGATTGGATTCTGCCCAAAAACCGAGTTCATGAGCCGACTATAGATTGGATCGCAGCTCATCGCAGTCACAGGTACTGTTACTCTCGAACTTCCTTCAAACGGGAAGTTCCTTGAGGCAGGCATTTTAGCTGCAAATTGCTCATTCTGCTTCTTCCACAACTGTTCTCTGACTGAGTGTTCAGAGTCCGCCGTCCTCAGCCAGTCATCCACATATTGAGTAAGCTCCTCCATCACCTTTTCATCTAGTGAAATGATGGGCGGCGTTGAGGGAGCAGATTCCGCAACTACTGTTTTCTGTGAAGCCTTTCTGGCGGCTTCAGAAACATCAAAAGGAGCGGTCATTACTTACCTTTCTTTACCTTCACCGCGCCGGAATGAAGTTCCTTCTCGAGTTTCTTCTTCTGCGTTCCTGAAAGTGGCGATCCCTTAGACATTAGATAGGCCACTTGCTTTTGCGACTTAACCTTAGGCATTATGCCACCTCCAGTTGCGAAGTGTGCTGATGCTCATAGGAGCTACGAAGTTCTAACTCATCATCCTCAGCATCGAAGTCATCTGGGTTGTAGGCACTATCGTCCTTCGGCCCATAGCCAGTTATGCTGCGATTACGAAGGGAGGCTAGATGTAGCTTCTCAACCTTCTCAAACTCTTCCATGCGGCTTTTAGAGACGGCGCCACGCCAGATATTCATTTGGGCAGCCAGGGCATCTACTATGTCGTCGTGTTCTCCGAGTGGGAACTCATCGAGCTCATCTAAGAGCATCTGATGGGAAGTTCTGACGAACAGTCGCCCTGTAGATACCACTGGCTGCAGTCCGCGGATTCGAGTCTCTTTCGACCTCGAAGTGTCAACTTTTAACTCTTGAATAGGAAGCCACTTTCCTCGGCGTTCCATCTCATCCTTCAGGAAGTACTTAATAGCCTTTTGGTAAGCAACTCCCTCAACTCCTACAACTCGAGGATTCCACTTTTCAGCCAACTTAAAAATATGGTCGAACATCTGGAGGGGATTAATGCGCTCTGCAACCACATCTAAGACAAAGACTCGTCCATCTGGATCCACTCCGCAGACAACAATCGCAGTTCTATCTCCAGATGAGCGCTCTGAAATGGCGGGATCTATAGTGAGGACGATGTCTAGTGCTTTAATCGGAATGACTTGTGTCTCTTCCCCTTCTTTAATAACCAGATGGTCACCGCGCTGGCTAAAATGATAGCGCTTAACCCACTTAATATTAAAGTCCTGAATGGCAGGGTCTCTAGGGTTATTAGCGTATTGGCAACTATAGAGGTAGGGGTTTTTCTCTCTGATGGCATCGAGAATCTCAAGCGTCATTAGTTCTGGAAATATAGGCTGGCCATTCTCGATGGCGCCACGAATGTACTTTGAAATCAAAGCTGCATGAGCCTTCTCGAAGTCACTATAGATATCAAAGAAAGCCCACCTAGTTCCTATCAAATCTACTCGGTCAAACCTCGGCTCGACTAATAGGGCTATGATGTTATCCATCCAGTTAATCATGCCCTTCATTACGTCACTAGAATCTGCGGCCTCTTTGGAGATAATGTCGTCTAACTTAATGTGGTTATAGTGCCGAGAAGTAACGGCACCTCCTGCGCCGATGGTATCCACAGTGGGTTCCGGATAACTACCTTGGCGACGGAGTTCCATTTCTCTCTTGTTCCATCGAACTTTCCTGGTATCAGGTACGAGACTAGAAAAGAGAGTTCTAAGAACTCTATTGTTCTCCCACTGCCATTCAATAGCGCTAAGGAACCTTTCGGCGTTAAGTGCAGTTTCATTTGCTATCAACATCCTTAATTCCGGGTTCCTACAAGTCAATCGAATGGTGTCACTAATTGTAGCAAGTGTGGTCTTAAAATGATCTCTAGGATAGAGGACTAGGCGGAACTGGCTAGTATTGTCTGAAAGGAATAAGCACAAACCTCCATGAACTTGCGGTGTCAGCTTACGATAGCCTAATATTCCGTAAGCCATGTACCACAAGTCATTCATGGCCTTCTCGGCTAGATTATCCCTGAAGTCCTTTGGCAACGTCGTCAAGGACTCATCCAGCTCTGGAAGGTCTTGATCTTGCACTACAGTCTCATATTTGGCATTAAGATTGGCGACCTCATCCCAACTGATGGCTTGTTCATGCCGCCGACTAGAACAGCGCTAGCCATCTGAAGCATCCCAAAGGCTGTAACGAGACTAGGGGGAACACCTTCTATATGAAATGCCCCGTTGGTCTCATTAAACTCTAAGACCATCCTCTGGATCTTTGCTTCAACCACTTCAATCTTGATTTCCTTGCCATTGTCACTCATCGCAGATTCCCTCTCCAATCCATTCTAGTTTATCCATCACTAGACTTAGGGCCGCCATCACTAGCGCTGTGTCCTTCGAGAACCCTCTGTTCTGTATCGCCAACAGGAGTTCCTCCTCCGAGTCTATCCACTCTAGGAGGGTCATCCGCTCGTCGCTCAATGTCAGCCTCCTCTGCAATGAATCCAGCGGCGTGTTCAGCGTACTCCTGCCGAATCCTCGCACTTTCTACCATTGCATTAGTGAGGGCTAGAATGTCACTTGTCGTAACATGAAGACTCTGCGATGTAATCTTCTGTTCCTTACCATAGCCGCCGCGATCTAGGACACTCTCTGCGGCCTTAAGAACTGTCTCTTCCTTGTCTGCGTTTTCCATCAGGAATTGTAGCTTCTGAACCGCCGGCCCACAGAGCCGCCTAATCATCTCCGCTGGGTCAGTGGTTGCCTCTATGATAGCATCTGTGGTTTGCGTAATAGCTCCCCTGAATTCTGGGTTCTTACACTTTAGCAGACTTAAATATTCCTTCCTCATTCCTACACTATCTGCTGCATCTTTCACTTTCATCCCCGCGCCAATTAGGCTAGCTGCAATCCTCGTCTTTGGATTCAGCTTCACCCTTGCATAGAGATTTTCTCTTCCTTCGTAACTCCGCAGCGGCAACCCCATTCACCATCTCTCCCTTTCCTGGACACACCTCGTTCCCCCGAATTATAGTGCAGCTTCCATACCATATGCCTTTTTCAACCAGTAGAACTAAGGCAGAAAATTTCTGGAAAATTTTTTCTTCGTTATCGCTTTCTGTCCCCGAAGGGGAGTTTTCACCGATTGAATAGTTAGTAACTATTTTGCGGTAAGAATACAGGAGAGCTCGTTGCGCGCGATTGAGTTGGTTGAATGGGTGGCTCCTGGGTCGGGTATCTGTGTCACATTGACACAAGCGCATCATACCCGAGTTCACATTATGCATATAGTGCACTAGGGTATCTTGGCCCAACGTGAGATGATAATGATTCTCAACTTCATTGGGTGATGGGCAGATGCGTGTCATTATGACACGTGGCACCCACATACAACAGGTGCTGCGTCAACGCAGCACATATATGAATATCTAGATATGTCTAAGTCATTGCGGTGTATGGACTTACATCACCCCGACCACCTGGCACGGAATGTGCATAGTGTCATTGTGACACAATGTGGCGATCTTTGACAACTGACTCGGGTATGACAGAATGTCCCAACTGCAAAATGCGAGGGCGTGCAAAATGCAAAAGGGACTAGTTACCTCGGTAATCCCCCCCAAAGGGGGGCGTTGGGTCTCGGAATTCGTGACCAGGGACAAAAAGTCCCAGGACCTGAAAGTCGAGTGTCTCATTTTGGTATTCGACAATCTCGACGATCTCACTTCCCATTACGGTGTGGCGACAGTGCAACACTTCGTGATGGGAACCTCATTCCGAGTGATTCAGCAGGGAATGTGGCGTCATTCCGACAAAGCCACTCCCGATGAAATCTGCGGTCGGATAGTGTCATTCCGACACGGCCAACGGTCGAGCGCTGTGATTCACACCGTTGAGAAGTTCATCGGTCCAGACAACTCCGAGTATCCGACTCGGGAAGCCTGCGGTGCTGCGTGGGCGCAACACTACTCCAAGTAGTCAACTGACATTCTGTCCTACCCGAGCGGTTGTCTAGGAAAGGGGAACTCTAGACGAGGGTTCCCCTTTCATTTAGGCCGCCAGGTCCAAACTTGCGCCGGCTCGCGCTCTTAATGATGCCTAACAGGCGCCTTAACCATTTACCATTTGCCAAATGGTAAGTGATATGGGTCTCCCACAATAGTACCCTCCATATATGGCAGAGAGAGGTACTAAAAAAAATATATAAGTAGATACTTAATTAGGAAGGTAATAGCTCGCAGGTTAAGTAGGCCCTATATGGGGAGACCCAAGGCATATATCATTTGGCATTTGGTAAATGGTAATCAGCTCAATCACTAGCAGGAGAGTGGGAACGTGAAGTATGATGTATCATTGACAAGAAGGACACTATTGGGTATATTGAAGGTGAGGAAATGGGAAGGTTAGCTGGCGGAGTGCCAGGACTATTCACCGGGTGAAAAGGAGATAGAAGAATGACCCGCATCGAGTATATCAACTCGCAGCTCGGCGACAAGGGTTGTCGTCGAAGGACAAGGTGGACCTGCTCAACTACGCGACCGAGGAGTGCGCGGTGCTGGGCATTGAGCTCACAAAGGTGACGCCGGACGTGGCGAAGTTCGCAGCGGCGGGAACGTTGGCGAAGTAGAATGAAAGTGGCTGTAGGCGGCACGGCCAGTTGGCTGAGGCGTTCGCCGTTAGTTATGCGGCGCTGCGGTGACCAACTGCACTCCAAGCCTACAGCCACTTTCTTTTGTGCCCACAGTTGGTAGCCTAAAACCACTCGCAGGAGGAGTCAAGTGAAAGTAAAGGAGCTCATTGCAGAGTTGCAGAAGTACAGCCCTGAGGCAACTGTTCGCGTCTCGTCATCGAGCGAGGAGTTTGCGATGGAAGTGGCAGAGGTCTACTGGCACGGCAAGATCGTCTGCCTAGACAC